ATTATCGGATAGTCTTGTTGAAGAAATGCTAGAACTAATCCACAAGTACGATGAAACGCTTTACACAGCAACCGCAATCGGTTGTTTGGAATTAGTAAAGCAACAGTTAATTATTGATGTTATGGAGAGCGAAAATGAATGAAGTTTTAACAGCGGGGTTTGGCGTTTCTCATAAAGGAGTCGGCTTAAGTGTAAACACGATGCATGATGGAACCACTATCACGTTCACTTCAGGAGATATCATCAAAGATATTTTGACTGACCCTAGAATAACGAATAACGGCAAATCAGTTGGTGAGCGTAATATTGAATGGTTGCATAAAAAGTTGGATGAATGGATTGAAAAACAACTGGAGAAAAGCGAATGAAGGAAATACCGATGATAGGTGGCATATTTGAGACTGAGGAAGGGGCAAAAGGCTTTCAAAATCTGCTCATTGGTGACTCAGTCGTGGTAAAATTCTATATGCCAAACGCAATGCAACCAGTCTTATACTGGGTGGCAAATCAAAAATGTGTGGATGATATAAAAGAAGTACTAAAGTATCAAGAAGTATGAGGATTGGGGAGAAGCCTGTGCACAAGGTGACGAAGATCTAGTCCTCATTCTTGTTGGTGTGGCGAAAGCCTGAGACTGGTAACCTGCGTTAATGTTCAAGGCAGGACACCAACAACTAACAGGTATGGGGATTGTGAGAGATGCAGGTATCCTGCTCTGTGAAAAACGGGTAACAGTCCTCATTCTTGTTGGTGAGTGCGTAGACTGATACGCATCAATAGTCGTGAGAGCCAATGTCGAGCCGATATCAAGGACGGTTGGCAAGTTGGAGATCAGTACCAACCACCAACTATAACAAGGAGTTAATGGTGGCAACAAGAAAGAAGAAAGAGCCAGAGAAGTTAATGGACGAGCCGACCAAGGCAGAGGTAGAGTTTGTCAAGATAAATGATTATTTAGATTATGTAAGTGCCAGAATGAAGTACTTGGACGCCAAGGTAAAGGTACTAAAAGACGAGAACGACCAATATAAAGCTACGATCCGCAGAATGGAGAGGCGAATCCAGAACGGATGATATACAATACAGGCATTAACTAGGTTCGACATTGGAATATTATGGATAACGTAACCAAACCGCCAAAGAAAAAGATAGGACGCCCGTCCAAATATACCCCTGAACTAGCAGATGAGATCTGTCAAAGACTAAGTAATGGGGAACCACTAAGACAAATATGTAGAGATGATCATATGCCTGCATGGCAAAAGATCTATGAGTGGATGCATAAAGACCCTAATCTATCGGGAGCCATCGCACACGCACGTGATCAGGGAGGGGATGCCATAGCTGAGGACATCCTCAATGAGATTAGCCAAGAACCCGAAAGAATACTCACTGAGGGTGGGGGAAGGGTTGACCCAGGGTACGTCCAACTGGTCAAGATGAGGGCTGAGATCAAGCTCAAGCTCTTGGCGAAGTGGAACCCTAAGAAGTATGGGGATAGGACGATAATCGCTGGTGACAAGGACAATCCCATGCAGTCCGAAGTTATTGTGACCGCTAAGGACGCAATGAACACTGTTGTTGAACACCTCATGCTTAAGAAACAAAGTGCAAACACAGGATCTTGATGAGGTCATTGAGATACTGAGCGACCCTGAGATAAAGGGTCACTTTGCTGTATTGCATCCAGAGGATCAACTTGCCTATGCTAATAGGATCAAATGGCTATCTATAGCCCATGACCACCAGATACCACCCAACTGGGATTGGAGTATTGCTTTAGTATTAGGGGGGAGGGGAGCGGGGAAGACCAGACTCGCTGCGGAGTGGCTCTGGTGGAACGCATGGACAAAACCCAAGACAAGGTGGTTGGTTGGTGCTCCAACGCACTCAGACCTCAAGGACGTGTGCTTCATGGGTGACAGTGGACTGATCAACGTAATGCCTCAGATACTCATTAAAAAGCATTTGAAGGACGATAACGAGATCACCCTGATTAACGGATCTATTATTAAAGGAATCCCTGCCTCAGAGCCAGAACGGTTCCGTGGTCCGCAGTTCCACGGTGGCTGGTTAGACGAGTTGGCAGCTTGGGATTACCTACAGGAAGCTTGGGATCTCCTCAGCTTCTCTATCCGACTGGGCGACAAGACTCAGATTATCTGCACCACTACACCCAAGCCAAAGGATCTGATTGTTGATCTGGTGGGTAGGAACGGGATGGATGTAGCGTTGACCACAGCATCAACTTACGCCAACATTGATAACCTGTCGGCTAACTTTAAGAAGCAGATTGAGCAGTACGACCCAGACTCAGCACTGTACAGACAGGAAGTCTTGGCTGAGATCCTAGATCCTGAGTTGACAGGTATTGTTAAGAGGAAGTGGTTCAAGCTCTACCCAGCGTTCAACTCAATGGGTGACCCTATGCCACTACCCAAGCTTGAGTTTGTGCTCCAGAGCTATGACTGTGCGTTTACTGAGAAAGCACACAACGATCCAACTGCCTGTATTACTTTTGGAGTATTTAAGCCACAGGACGCACCAATGTCTGTGTTGATATTAGACTGTTGGCAAGACAGACTACAGTACCCAGACTTGCGTCCAAAGGTGATGGATGAGTTCGAGAGCGTGTATGGCGAGGGTAAGGACAAGAAGCGAGTAGAGATGATTCTGGTGGAGGAGAAGGCGTCTGGAATATCTTTGATTCAAGACTTGCAACGTGCCCAACTCCCAGTACAGGGGTATAACCCAGGACGGGCAGACAAGGTGCAGAGGTTGTCAATTGTCTCCAATATCATACGTGCAGGTCGGGTGTGGGTGCCTGAGTCTAGTGTGAACAAGGGATACGTTAGAGACTGGGCAGAGGGAGCTATAAGCCAGATCTGTGCATTCCCTGATGCGACACATGATGACTTTGTGGATGCGATGACACAAGCATTGAGGTGGTTAAGAGACGCAGGGTTCCTGAACATTGACCCACCACCAAGAGAGGATTACGACGCAGACGATTACATTGATGCCAATCCAACACCAAGAGGTAACCCATATGCTATGTAACTTCGGTTATCATTTGTATGGGGTGGGGTGTTGTGTTAGCGACAACACTTTCGTTGACTATGACTCGTCAAATGGAGAAGGGATAACACTGCTTTATGTGACCCACCCCACTAGCTTTGAGGGTAGTAGCAAGGGTACACTACTGGGTAATATTGCGAGGTGCTATGCCAAATCCTAATGCAAACAAGCCTATATATAATCGTAATTTAAAAATTCATGTTGCTGATGATTCTGACATGATGAAACATGAGTTGATGATGCAACCCATGCGTAAGTTTAAAGACGGTGGTCAAGAAGGTGAAGATTTAACCAAACCTGCATTTGTCTACCCTGGGATGGGAAAACGTCCACATCAAACTCCAGAATCGGTTACTCAATCAGCTAATGCACCTATATCAGCATTGAGGGGATCAATAGCTTCTGGGATCGGATTTCCTTCAGACATAGTTAATTTATTTAACAATCCAGAAGCAGGATTACCTGTTTCACCAATTGAATCTAAAGAAATATTTGGTGAAAAAAAGGATTTGCCAACTACAACATCTTCTTTATTAAGCAATTTACCATTAAAACAAACTGGACCTGTCAATGAAGTTGCTGAAGCACTCGGTGTTGCGGCACCATTTCCAGTAGGTAAGGCTGTACGTGCAGGAGCTAGGGTGATTAAAGAAGGTGCTGAATATATTGCACCTAAAGTCGCAGATATGGTTGCCAAAGGAGAATTAAAGATACCAGTCTTACCTGATGTTATGCAACCGCAACTGTCAATGTTTGTTACAGATCCGAAGAGTCCTGCGTTTGAAAAAGTAATTAAGCCTGAAGAAAGAATTGAAGTAAAGTCTAATAAAGTTAAAGAACCAGAACCGACAATTCATACAGAAGAACAAATAGCTGAACACTCATTCCAACCTGCAAGTACTGAAGAGGCTCAGAAGCATTTGTCTAATGGGCATTATGTTTATGGATTACATGAGCAGGCAGAAGAACCACACTTGATTAGATCTGCTGACGAAGTTAATGCATACACTCCAGATCAATTAGCTATAGTTTCAAAAGATATACCAATGAATGGCGAAACATTATCAAAAGCCATTGAAGATAAAGCTGTTAAAAATAAAACAATTGGTGCTGAACCAATTGAAGGTGAGATTAAAGATCAGCCAACTCTCATTGATATGAAGAAGGGAGATATATCACAACACAATTTAATGGTTGAGCGTGGTGAGCGTGAAACTGGAAGTAAAAGTATATTGTCTGCGGCTGAAAAACAAGTTATTAAGCAAGGGGCGAAGGACGCAGGAGTACCAGCATCAGAAATAGAAGCAAAAGTTCGTCAACATAAGATAGACAATCCAAGCAGTGGTGATGATCCTTGGGCTCATATTGAGTTAAACAGAATTGTTCCAAACAAAGACAAGCCTGGTGATTATGATATTGAATATAAAAATATTCCATATAGCTTTGACAAAGATGCAAACGGAAAATTAATTGAGCCAAATACTTTACAGTATGAGAATCATATTGAAACATTGGCTGAAAAGTTAAAGAATGAAGTATTGGAAATTTATAACAGGTTTAAAAGCGGAGATCAAACAGCAGGCAATATCATTCGTCAGGCAGGTTGGTACAAAGAGATGAGATCCAGATTGCGCCAAGAGTTTGGTGGTCTTGGGGACATTTTTGCTGATTTGTTGGGTGCCACATCACCAAATACACCAGTGCGTGAGAATTGGAAAAATGCTATTGATTTGCTGAGAAAAGCAAGCAAGGGTGACTTTGATGAATTGATGCCCAAGTGGGAAGCTTGGCAAGAAAATATTAAAGACAAAGAAAAAGAACTTGAGACTTGGTTTAATGAGCAAAATCAAACCAGAACTAAAAAAGAGATTAAAGAGAAAGATCCTGAATACAAAAGGATGATGCAAGAGTTGTCGGATGCAAGAAAATTGCCAGATGAATTAATGCCACTCAAAGATAATGAAAAGAAATATGGATTCAATGGCGAGAACGGTATACGTGCTTTAACAGATTTGTTTAGAGTTGTTAAGAATCCTAATATTGATATTGGTATTGGCGCTACTGCTCCAAAGGCAATTACATTCTCAGGTAACTTGATTGGCTTTAAAGATAGGGCAACAATTGATGTATGGGCTGCTAGGTTGCTTCAGAGATTGGCGGGTAAGGAGCGTATACCTTCTATGGCTGAAAGTGGTGTAATAGGTTCTATGTTACCAGACGGAACAACAACTGGACAATTTGGTCTTGGTCAGGATGTATTTCATAAGGCTGTTGGCAAGATCCGCACAGATCCAAATATGTCACAGCACGATATTCTTAAAAATATATCTGATGATGATTTGCAGGCTCTTGTTTGGTTTAAAGAAAAAGAACTTTGGACTAAAAAGAATTGGACTTCTGCATCTGGCGAAGGTGGATCATTTGAGCAAGAGGCTGACCTTGCAGGTATTAAGAATCAGGAAGAAGTTAACAGACTTAGAAAGATGTTAGATACTGGAGTTGCTGTAACCCCAGAATTAAAGCAACACGCAACTGAAGTTATTGAAAGTTTGGCTAATTTAAGAGAACTTCGAAGTGAATTTCAAAAGAGTTTAAAGGGTTTAACTGAAGATCAACTTGATGAGGTAAAACCATTTTTAGATGAGTTTGATGATTATGTTGATGCTTTGAGGGCTGATCGAGACGATAATAAATTAAATGCTGTGCTCAAAAAGCCTACATTTGATGAGTTGCTAGAGAGTAAGCGTGGTGCTCAACAGCAGTTGAGTGAAATGTCCAGATCTCTTGAGCGTTATCAAGCGGGATTGTCTATACAACGCCCAGAATTTACGCCAACAAATAAAGACATGGAGAGTCTTAGCAACTCTATCAAAGACGCAATTTACTCCAGTGATGATGGGGCTACCGTAATGGGTAGTAAAGCTTTATCCACTGAGGGTAGATATGGAGATCCAGAGCGTTCTTTAGACCTTGAGGTGGTGGTTAGAGACGGGTATGACCCTCACCCATTACTTCACGAAATTGTGTCTCAAGCCAATAAATTTAATCAAGATAGCACGTTCTTATCTAAAGTTTTACGGCATGATGAAGTACCTAATCCATTAACTCATAGACCAGGTGTTGAAATTTATTTCAAAGAAGCTAATGATGTGGAAAAATTACAACCAATTTTGGATAATCTGGCAAAAGAAGGCATTAACTTCTATACTGTAGTTGTTGATGGAAGACGAAGCTCTGAAGCTATGGCGGGGGGGATGCCTTCCGCTGTTGGCGTACGTTTTCAGCTTGTGCCTGAGTTTGAACAACGGTACGGGATGTTTGATTGGTCGAGCCTTAACGATAAACAAATCGCTGAGCGTGTGATGAATCAAGCTAATGAAATGGATAATCTTGCTTCAACTGTGGCACAGAAAATCCCTGGCATTAGTAACGCACGACAATATTGGTATGATACGGAAGTAGTGTTTAAGAATCAATATGAGGAGAGACTAAATGAAATTAAAAACACAGTCAGAACTAATCAAGGAAAAAATACCCGCCCTGGAGAAAAAGTTTGGAGCGGAAAACCCATACGTGAAGGGGTTGAAAGAGCAACTCGTTGGGCTAGAGAGGCAGAAGAATCGCAAGGAAATGTACTCAGTGGGGACACTGTCGGCTCCGACCAAGTAAGTAAATCTAAAAAATTAGCTGTTGGTGGCTCAGTTACGCCTGGGCAACCAAGGCAAGAATCATTTATAAATCCGTCGTTAAGACTTGCTAACGGACAAGTCACACTCAATCCACTTGAGTTTATGCCCAATTATGATGTGGGTGGAGTTGTAAAGTCTTTAGCTACACCAAACAATATTAGTAGATTGACTGATATTCCATACATCAATGACGCTGTACAAGCTGCACAGAAAGGTAATTACGGAGATTTGATTGGATCGGCTGTAAACACATTGTTGCCAACTGGTGCAGCTTTGGCTACTTACTCGCCTGAATTAAATTCAAATGAAGCATCTGATTTAAGCAAAACACAGTATGTTCAAGGACATTTTGGTAGACAACCAAGGACTTGGACTAATGGAATGGCTGTAGGTGGCAAGGTGCACGTATCAGACGATTTGAACATGATGCGTCACGAATTAAATACTAGAGGATAAACATGGCAACACAAATGCCCATTGAACAAGATTACGGTCGTCACATAGACGGTATAGACATGGTTGAGAATGCAGATGGCTCAGTCGATGTTGATTTACCTGAAGATGAGATGGAGTTGGAAGAGCTACCAGACGGTTCGGTTATTGTTCATGATCCTGAGTTCAAAGGACCTTCGGAGGACAAAAAGTTCTATGAGAATCTGGCTGATGTGTTTGATGTTAAGGGTTTAGCCCTTGAGTACATCAACCTCATTGAGAAGGACAAAGAAGCTCGTAAGATGCGTGATAAGCAGTACGAGGACGGGATCAAGCGTACGGGTATGGGTAATGACTCCCCAGGTGGGGCAACCTTCTTTGGAGCGTCTAAGGTGGTTCACCCTGTGATGGCTGAGTCATGCGTTGACTTTGCGTCTAGGGCGATTAAGGAGATGTTCCCACCCGACGGACCAGTCCGCACAAAGATTATTGGTGAAGTTGACGAATCTAAGACCGAACGTGCAGAACGTAAACGGGATTACATGAACTGGCAACTCACAGAGCAGATTGAGGAATTCCGTGACGAACAAGAGCAGTTGTTGACCCAACTTCCTCTTGGGGGTTCCCAATACCTAAAGCTATGGTACGACGAGATCAAGAAGCGTCCATGCGTGGAGTTCTTGCCTATTGATAGGGTGATTGTCCCGTTCGCTGCGTCCAACTTCTACACTGCACAACGAGCCACCGAGGTTCACGAGATTACTGAGTTTGAAGTCCGCATGAGGATCAAGTCAGGTATGTACCGTGACATTAACATGATTCGTGCGACTATGGAGCCTGAGCCAACGGGTGCTCAGAAGGCTAATAATAAGATTGAAGGTAAGAGATACCAAGACAATGAGGACGGCATCAGAAGGTTCTATCACACCTATGTGTGGCTAGAGTTAGAGGATGATGAAGTCACCAAGGGTGAAATGGCTCCATACATTTTGATGATTGACACGCTTGATCACGATGTGGTTGGTTTGTATAGAAACTGGGAGGATGGGGATGAGACAAAGACAAAACTTGATTGGGTGGTGGAGTTTAAGTTCATTCCGTGGAGAGGGGCTTATGCGGTTGGTCTTCCTCATCTTATCGGTGGTTTGTCTGCCGCCCTTACTGGTGCTCTACGTGCTCTTTTGGACACTGCTCACATTAACAATAGTGCTACGATGCTTAAGCTCAAGGGGGCTAAGGTTAGTGGTCAGTCTCAGCAGGTGGAAGTTACGCAAGTTGCGGAGATTGAGGCGGGACCAGGAATCAATGATATTAGGCAAATTGCTATGCCTATGCCTTTTAATCCCCCCTCTCCTGTTCTTTTTGAACTACTTGGGTGGCTAGATAACGCTGCTAAGGGCGTTGTAACCACGGCTGAGGAGAAGATAGCGGACGTTACTGCCCAAGCTCCTGTAGGTACTACACAAGCCCTTATTGAGCAAGGATCTGCTGTATTCTCAGCAATCCACGCCAGACTGCACGAGTCACAAGGTCGTGTGCTCAAGATTCTTGGCAGACTCAACCGTTGGTACTTGGATGACCAACGCAAAGGTGAGATTGTCAAAGACTTGGAGATCACCAAGGAAGACTTTGAGCGTAATACGGATGTAGTGCCAGTATCAGATCCACACATCTTCTCTGAGACTCAGAGGATGGCACAGAGCCAAGCGGTTATGGCTTTGATGGATAAGTATCCTAACCAGTTCAAGCAAAAGGCAGTGCTTGAGAGGTTTTTGAAACAGATGAAAGTCCCCGCGATCAACGAACTCATGGTTGACGAGGCTGATGACAAGAAAAAGAACCCCGCTCAAGAGAACGTGGACATGGCTATGGGTCAAGGAGCGATTGCTTACCCTGAGCAAGACCACCTCGCACACCTACAGTCTCACTTTGATTTTGTACAAAACCCACTGTTAGGTGGTAATCCGATCATCGGACCTAGTCTAATTGCACCCATGATCGAGCATCTTAGACAGCATATGACTATGTGGTATCTGCAACAGATGCAGTCATACGCTACTAAGAGCGATAAGAAACAAGCTCAAGAGTACGAAGATCCTAAGTTAACGGCTCACATTGACAGACTGTTTGCTTTGGCTTCCCAACACGTTGGAATGGATACGCAGAACCAAATATTTGCACAGTTGTTGCCTGACTTCCAACACCTAATGCAGTTACAACAACAGTATCAGCAACAGGCACAACAACAACCCCTTGATCCTGACGCACAAGCTCTTATTCAGACCTCAATGGCTGAGACTCAGCGTAGGGCAGAGCGTGATAAACAGGAGATGGCTCTCAAAGGTCAGCAGTTACAACAGCAATTGCAGATCGAGACGAGCAAGAACCAAGCGGAGATACAACAAGCTCAGGCACAGCACGAGTTGGACATAGCGTTGAACTCGACTGATAACCTGACAAAAGAGCGTATAGCTTCAGCAGAACTCACCAGAGACGCTGCGAGGCTACAGCAAGAGCAGTATGACACTGCAATTTCGCTTCAAAACGAAGCACAACGACACTTAGGAGGTCAACATGGCTAGTGAACAAGAGCAAAAGGGTATTGACGTACCCCAACACAAGCGTTTAGCTCAAGGTGAGAAGCTTGATGGAACAAGTTACCAACCCAAAGGTGGTAGCGAGAAAAAGCAAGGCGGTTTAGCTCACACATCTAAGAAAAAATGAGCAAGTTTATCGGAGATCTGATCACGAAGGTGAAGGAGATGCAAGGTGATATTGGTACTTCATTAGCAAGTGGTGCCGCTATCAATTGGGAATCCTATCAACGCATGGTCGGGATAAACATAGGGTTGCAAAACATCCTAGATTTAATAGAAAAACAACTAGAAGAGGAAGAAAAAGAATGAGTACAGAAGACTTGGCATGGGCTTTTCCAGAGGTAGAACCTGGTGTAGAGCCATTGGGAGGACGAGTATTAGTACAACTCAAGAGAGTTAAAAAGAAAATGACCAAATCTGGCATTATTTTGGCAGAGGAAACTCGTGATACCGAAAAATGGGCAAATATGGTCGCAAAAGTACTGGCAATTGGTCCACTTGCCTATCGTAACCGTGACACTATGGCTCCGTGGCCGGAGGGTTCGTGGGTAAAGATAGGTGATTTCATCCGTGTCCCTAAGTGGGGTGGGGATAGGTGGGAGGTTGCGGTACCTGGAGAAGATCCATTGGAAGACAAAGCATTGTTTATGATGCTGAACGACCATGAAGTCATATCTAGGGTAACTGGAGATCCGTTAGCAATGGCGGAATATGTGTAAGACGTGCAAGACTACCGAAAAGAGGGAAAAGCATGAGTGAAGTAAAAGAAAAACCAGAAGAAGATTTGAAGGTTAAAGAAGAGTTAGATGGTTCAGCGGTTGTTGACCTACCTAATGACATTAAATCTCCAGATGATCAAGAAAATGACGAGCCAAAGGATAAAGTTGAAGCTTCTCACGAAGAACACGACGATCCTAATGACTCAGAAGAGGAGAGACGGGAAAAGATAAGCCGTAGAAAGGCTAGACGAATCCGTCAAAAGCAAGACAACGCAGAAAAGGACGTCAAGCTACAACAACTTGAGAGGCAAAACTTAGAGTTAATGCAAAGACTGTCTCAGGTTGAACGCAAGACTCACGGAGCAGAAATAGCTAGGGTTGATAAGGCGATTGAGGATCAAGAACTTAGACTCCAGTATGCAAGACTCAAAATCACAGAAGCAACAACTGCTATGGATGGTGAGGCAATGGCGAAAGCTCAGGATTTACTCTATGAGACACGTCAGCAACTGGACGCACTGAAGAACCTTAAGAAACAAGCGTCTCAGCAACCCGCACAAAAACAAAACATTCCAGATCCACGTCTACAGCGTAACGCCTCGGAGTGGATGGAACGCAATAGTTGGTACCGTCCAGACGCATCGGACGAGGACAGCGAGATTGCAAAGGTTATTGATAAACGCCTAGTGGAAGAGGGTTGGGATCCGACCAGACCAGAATATTGGGATGAGTTAGATAATAGGTTGCAAAGACGCCTACCGCATAGGTACAATAACGATACAGACGATGAACCTGTAGTTAGACAACGTCCAAGGAATGTGGTGACGAGTAGTGGACGAGAATCATCTTCGGCAAGTGCAGGTCGAAACACCTTCACACTAGAACCTGAACAGGTTAGAGCGATGAAGGATGCGGGATTCTGGGATGACCCAGTTAAACGCAACAAGATGATTAAGCGTTACGCAATGGAAGCCCGTTCACAAAGGAGTAATTAATTATGGAATCACGTTTAAAAAAATCTTTAAATGCTGGCGGTAGAGATAGTCGTGCAACGCAAGACGAGTCCCGTAAAGCACCAGAAGAAAAGTTCGCCTCAACGCAGGAACGTCGCAAGATGTGGAGTGATGAGTGGACACAAAGAGCATTGCCAGACACACCAGAAATCCCTGGTTGGCATACTTGTTGGTTGTCAACGACCAATACGTATGACAGTATTGATAAGAGGATTCGACTTGGATACGTACCAGTGAAAACAGATGAGGTACCAGGATACGAAAGCCACAAAGTCAAATCAGGAGAGTATGTCGGACATATTGCTTGTAATGAGATGTTACTGTACAAGATCCCGATGGATGTATACCAAGAGGTTATGACTCACTTCCATCACGATCAGCCCCTTGAGGAAGCGAACAAAATTCGCATCCAAGCGGAACAGGCAGTTGGCAGAGACAGTTCAGGAAAAGCACTAGGACGACTTGAAGGTGAAGGTATTGGCAAAATTGATGAACCTCTACCCGCTCCAATATTTGCAGGATAACGGGTAGAAAAAAAGGAGTTTGATATGTCAAGTGCATTACAAGCCTTCGGTTTACGCCCTGCGTTCCATCCCTCTGGTTTGGATCGTGCTCAGGCGTTAGCAGGGGGTATAACTTCTGGCTACTCTTCAAATATTTTGAAGGGACAACCAGTACTTTACTCATCAGGAGTAATCGTTCCCGTAACAACCACAGGTGCTTGGTCTGGGGCGTTCGCGGGGGTTCAATGGACAGATACTACAGGTCGTTTCCGTGTAAGCAATTACTGGCCGGCAAGTACTTCCTACATTACTGGTTCATGCACTGCTTTCTTCTACAACGATAACAGTATCGTTTATGAGATCCAAGCAGACGGAACTATGGCTCAAACGACCGTTGGTCAAGAGTTTAACTTCACAAACTTAACTTCTGGATCTACAACAACAGGTTTGTCACAAGCAACTTTAGGTGCTTCGACATATGTTGGTTCTAGTTCACAAGGTCAAATGCGTGTTGTTGATCTTTCGCCCGTCCCTGGCAATGCTTGGGGCGATTCTTATACCATCGTACGTGTGGTCAACTCTCAGTCACAGTTCTTCGGATCTGTAACTTCTCTATAAGGGGTAAATTATGGCCGCACCAATGCGAAGTACGGACTTTAGAAGTATTGTCGAACCCATTCTTAACGAATGTTTTGATGGTGTCTATGATCTCCGTGAAGACGAATGGTCACGTGTTTTCCGTGAACAAGAAGGTATTCCACGTAACTACCACGAAGAGCCAGTCCTTTATGGATTTGGAGCAGCACCCCAACTTCCTGATGGCACACCAGTGTCTTATCAGCAAGGTGGCGTGTTATTCTTACAACGATACATCTACTCAGTATACGGACTTGCGTTCGCACTGACAAAGATTCTCGTTGAAGATGGCGACCATATCCGTATCGGTCAGGTTTACGCTCGTCACTTAGCTCAGTCTTTGATTGAGACAAAAGAGACATTGGCAGCAAACGTGCTCAACAACGCTTTTAACTCCAACTATGTTGGTGGTGATGGCGTATCTTTGATCAACACTGCTCACCCAATCGTAAACGGTACATTCTCTAATCAGTTGTCCACAGCAGCGGTGCTGTCACAGACATCTTTAGAGCAAATGTTGATTCAGATTCGCTCTGCTGTTGATAACAACCAGAAGAAAATTCGTTTGGTTCCACGCCAATTGGTCGTGGCTCCAGGCAACATTTTCCAAGCTGAAGTGTTACTCAAATCAGTTTTGCGTACTGGAACTGCTAACAACGACATCAACCCCGTTAAGTCTATTGGCTTATTGGATGAGGGTGCTGCGGTTATCAGTCGTTTGACTTCAGCTACCGCATGGTGGGTGCAGACAGACGCTCCAGAGGGCTTAAAACTCCTCATGCGTAGACGTTTAGAGAAGACTATGGAAGGTGACTTCGAGACTGACTCTATGCGTTACAAGGCTACTGAGCGTTATGCCTTGGGTTGGACAGACCCACGTGCTCTCTTCGGTACACCTGGCGTGTAAGGAATAAATCACAATATGAGTGGAATTAAAGGACAACCACACAAAGGATCGCATTTAATGTGTACTGCGGACGGTTGTTCTAATTCTGCAAAATATCGTGGTTTGGGATTGTGTTCTACACATCGCAATAGAATTTTGAGAAATTCAAAATTTGAAAAACCTGTTGTAAAACGCAATCCTACATTTGGAGTTTGTTTTTCTAATGGTTGCACATCTGAAGTATTTGCTAAAGATCTATGTAAAGTTTGTTACATGAAAATTTGGTCAAAAACAAATCCTCATAAGGTTTGTGCAATGGCTTCAAAAAGAAGAGCATCTATTAGAAAGCAAACTCCAAGTTGGTTAACAACCGACGATTTGTGGATGATTGAAGAAGCTTACGAGTTAGCACAGAGACGAACTAAGTTATTTGGATTTCAATGGCACGTTGATCATATTATTCCTCTTCATGGAAAGAATGTATCTGGTTTTCATGTCCCAAATAATTTACAAGTTATACCTGCTATAGTAAATCAACGTAAATCATCTATTTTTATTAATTCTTAACGGGTTCATGCCCAAAAGGAAAAAATATGCCGCAATTTAGCGACGATCTCTTCTTAGGTTCCGCACAATCGTACGCTGGTACGAATGCAAATAGTAATTATGGTGATCCATCCCCAATGGGCACTGGATTTGGTCCAATGGGTCGTACATTTTTGTATGACACGACCGCAGCTGTTGGTACTGCTTCTGCTGTTTTAGCATCAGTAACACCAACAACAGCAACAACATACAGTGGAACATCACTGGCGAACACAAGTGCTACAGCAGGTACGACTCGTGTTGTACGTGGTGACGGTACGACTGTTGTTCAGTTTGATTATCCAAGAGCAGTGGCAATCACTACTGGTTCGTTTACCGCAGCTACCTTTGTAACTGCAAACATTACCTCATCTAATACAACTGGCTCATTTGCTGTTGCAACAACTCCACTCACAGGATTGGCAGTTGGTCAGACAGTGACTGTAACTGGTACTAACTCTGGTACTTCTACACTTGCGGCGGGTACATACCTGATATCCGCAACAAACGGTACTACAACCTTCACACTGACAACCACTTCTGGTGGAACGGTAACTACAGTTACTTCTGGTACAAACACTGGTTTGACATTCGCTAACTCAATTACTGCTGTATCAGCAACTGTAACTGGATACGATTATTACGGTCAACCTATGACTGAGATCATCTTAAACAGTACATCTTCTGCTACTCAAGTGGTTGGACGTAAAGCTTTCTTCCAAGTGTATTCAATTGCGTTTGGAGCAGCTTCTGGTATCAGCATGACTGGTGATACATCTAACGTGCTTGGACTCCCTGCACGTATCTCCGACTACGCTTATATTTTAAGCAACAGATTCAGTGGATCTTTGTCTAACGACTCTGGTACATTGGCTTTGGGTTATTACTCAAATACGACCAACTACGCTACACAAGCTGTAACGGGTTGGACAATTGCTTCTCCTGGCGTGTTGACTGTTGGTTATTCACCTGCAAGTGGAACAATCGTTCAGTTCACAGGTACGCCTCCAACTGGTATCAGCACAGGTACTAACTACTGGTGGACATACATCAATGCTACAACTGGTAAGCTTTCCTCAAGTCAAGCAAACTACCTTGCAGGTACATTCTTGGCGGCTACTGGATCTTATACAGCAAGTGCCTCAAGCATGGTTCCCCAGTTCACATCTACCTCCGTAACTCCTGACGTTCGTGGTACATATACACCTGGTGGTACATTAAACGGGTTGGCTAGACTAGTGCTTACACTTGGTTTAACCGCTATTCAAGTTGGTCCTAATGCTACGGCAACAGGTTTGCTTGGTATTACCCAAGCTTAAGGAGACTAAACAATGGCTAAAACAACTAAATCTGGTTCTGGCTTTTCCCAAATGCCAAAGATGTTGACTGATGAACCATCAGTTATTCTGAAGCTCAAAAAGGGTGGCTCTGCTCATCACAAGAAGGGTGGAAAGCACGAAGGACATGGTCACGAGACAATGCACAAAGCTATGGGTGGGATGCTTAATGCCCCAGCACGTGGTGGCATGGCTCCCATCCCCGCTCCCGTCATGGGTGCTTTGGCACAAAGACGTGCAGCGATGAAAGGGATGCCTACTCCTTTGATGAAAAAAGGTGGTAAAGCTCATCACGCTGAGGGTGGAAAAGCTGAAAAAGCTGAAATGCGTGAAATCAAGAAGGTCGAGAAAGAACTCAAGCACCACGAGCATGAGAAAGCTTCTAAAGCTCATCACGGTCTTAAGAAAGGTGGTCATGCCAAGAAGCACTTTGCAAAAGGTGGTTCAGCTATGGGCAAAGAAATCGACAAGTTCGAGACTAAGACCACTATTGAGAATGATGCTCCTAAGTACTTACAGACTGAGATGCATGACGGTGAGCACCATGACAAGGTTCATGGCACTGGCATGGTCAAAGAAGGTAATGGCGGTGGTTATAAGCATGGTGGAAAGGTTCATAAGATCTCTGGTCACCCAGAGGGATCACATGAGCACCATAAGGCTATGGCTAAACACCACGCCAAGATGCACAAAGAGGGTGGATCTCACCATCACCACAAGATGGCAGAGCACCACAAGGCTATGTGCAAGGGTGGTAAGTACGCTATTGGTGGCACTGTTTCTGACAATGTTGCCAAGAGATTTGAGAACACCATGATGATGGATGGTGAGCACCATGATTCAGTACACGGTACTGGCGAGGTGAAAGAGTCAAACGCAGGTGGATTCAAACACGGTGGTAAGGCTCATCACAAGCACGGTGGTAAGCATCACTTTGCCAAGGGTGGACACGCTGCTCCTGACCTCAACCTAAAAGACACTATTGAGGGTGGTGATTGGGAAGATCGCCCTGCCGACACAACCAAGCCTGGGGTAAGACTCCAGACTACTGGTGCTGTTAAAGAAGGCAATGGTGGTGGATACAAGCATGGGGGTAAAGCCTCAAAAAAGCACTTCGCCACGGGGGGCACTGTTAATAAACAGGGTTCTGCTGTGGCTATGCCTCAAGGTCGCAAACCAGCGTCTCCTCCCGTTGCAATTACTCGTTTAGCGGGTACGTTCAAAAAGGGTGGTAAAGTTCAGCATCATGCGGATGGGGGAATGCAATTTCCTACTGATCAAGATATAAGAGATGTATCTCCGCAAGATGTTAAAGATGCTAAACAAAGGTTTAAAGACACTGAAGCCTATACTGAAGCTTCAAGGATTACTCCGAGAAACGCAGGTGCAGGTAGGGGTTTTGTCAATCCACCGCTTGTTAGAAAGCATGGCGGTAGAGCTAAAAAGTGAAAATCGGTGGGGGCTTCGGCTCCCACTACTCTAATAGGTGAAATATGTCTGAACTCTCAGTCTATACTGGTCCCACGTCAAATTCTGACAATCAATTACGTCTCCAACAAGCACAAAGATCTGGTGCTTATGATGCTGTAGACAAAATCAGAGTATCAACTCCTCAATCTTTGATTGATACTGACTTTGAGTATGGACAACAACCCACCAAGTGGGAACAAGTTTCCTTACAAAACAATCGTCAATCTTTATATTACTTACCGAATTCTGCTTTACCAGTATCTGCAATTACTGGTAATCAAGCAAATACCTATCAATTGGTGGTTACGTTTTCATCAAATGTGACGATTGCAACAGGTACACCATTTTTTATTGAAGACACCATTGACCCCAATGCTCAAGGTTGGGCGTATGTGGTAGCGGGTGTGTCTGCGGGTACATCAATTACTGTTCAAGTGGCTAACCCAGTTACTACAGTTAATAACTACTCTGCTACAACAACATATTGCTACCAAGGCTATACATATTCAAGTTGTGGTATTGCTTTAACTGGCACAACAGCGTTTACATTTGTAGGTTCTACAGTAACTGTTACCACATCTTTCCCACATGGATTGTCTGTTAACTCAGCAATTTTTATTACTGGTACGACAGGACCTTCTACAGCAACACAAATCAATGGTTCACAAACTGTAGCAACTACACCAAGTGCTACGACATTTACATTCACTAACGTCAATGGAACACCATCAACGACGATTGCAAATACCGCTGGTCAAACAAACTTATACTCTCGTCCTTCTGGATGGGTAGATACACATGCATATGATGGATCTGTCAACTTTACAGCGGGTGCTTCAGTACCTAATCAACAGTTGTTCCGTCAAACTCGTCGTTATTTCCGTTACCAATCAGGTAAAGGTATTCAGTTCTCAACAGGAACTATCCTTAAACCACAGATTGCTTTTACGACACTTACTTCTTCTGGTACAACTGTTACGGTAACGAGCAAAACTCCACATAACTTGACAGTTAACACGTATGTTCAAGTATTAGGGTTTGATCAGTCTGCATATAACGGTATTTTTAAGATTGTCTCTGTACCAACAGCGTTGACATTTACCTATACCGCTGCGACCACGCCAAGTGCCACACCAGCAACGTGTACCGTTCCTGCAATCCCACACGTTAGCCCATATTCTTGGTATGGTTCAAGCAATAAGATTGGTTTCTTTGATAGTCAAAACGGTATTTTCTTCCAATTTGATGGTCAAACACTTTATTGCGTATTGCGTAATAGCGTAAATCAAATTACTGGTACTGTTACAGCAACACAAAATAGTTCTTTGATTACTGGTGCCAATACTCAGTTTACAACTCAGTTGGTTGTTGGTGATTATGTTGTGATTCGTGGTCAAACGCACCGTGTTACAACGATTACTAGCGATACACAGTTGTATATAACTCCTGAGTACCGTGGAGCAACTATTGCAAATGCACTACTTTCTCGTGTTGTGGAGACAAGAGTTCCTCAATCACAGTGGTGGGATGTTTGTGATGGATCAAACTCTGCTTCTAACCCATCAGGCTATAACTTAGACCTTACCAAAGTCCAAATGTTCTACATGGACTATTCTTGGTACGGTGCAGGGGTAGCTAGGTTTGGATTCCGAGCAACAAATGGTCAGATCATTTATGTTTATGGTTTCCAAAACAATAACATACAGTATCAAGCCTATATGCGTTCAGGCAACTTGCCTTCGCACTATGAGCAAAATACTATAGTGCCATTGACAACAATCACAGCAAGTGTTGCAACTACAGATACTACGCTTACAGTTTTAAGCACCTCTGGATTCAATCCTTCTGGTGGTACTGGTCGTATTATTGGAAATGGTACTTCTGGTGTAATTGAATACTTCACATATACAGGTTTAACTTCTACCACTTTGACTGGATTAACACGTGGTACAACTGGTGGTGCTTCTGCAACAGCGTTTACTTACTCAGCAACTGCACCAGTTGCGGTTGAGTATGCTTCTCCTGATTCAGCAGCTCAGTTATCTCATTGGGGTTCATCTGTTGTGATGGATGGTGGATTTACGCAAGACGTATCTGCTATTTACAACTATGGTATGACTTCAGCGGTATCTACAACTGGAACAACTGCTGTACCTATTATGGCTATTCGTGTTGCTCCTTCAGTGGATAACGGAACTGTTGGTACATTGGGTGTTAAGGAAATTATCAACCGTTTGCAGTTGCAAATGCGTGAGATTGCTATGTTGACCACCACAAGTTACTTAGTTCAATTTATTTTGAACGGTGTGATTGGTGGAACAAGTGGATTCAGTGCATTTGCATCACCAACACAAAACGGTACTAATACAACGTCTATCGTTCAGGTGGCAACCAACACCAATACTGCAACTACGATTAGTGGTGGTGAGTCAATCGCTGCGTTCTTTACCAACACCGCGGGGCAGACAACTTTGGACTTGACCTCAGTTGCTCCGTTCGGTAACGCTGCACTAGGTGGTGGATTGTCCAACTCAGTGCCGACAAGCCAAGCGGGTACCTACCCCGATGGTCCAGACATCTTGTATGTAACGGTCAGTCAGGTTGGTTCCAACGGAACTGCTTTTGCTCGTTTGTCTTGGCAAGAATCACAAGCTTAAAGGAGTTGAGATGCCTCTTATAAAAAGTAAGTCTAAGAATGCATTTGAAAAGAACATCTCAACTGAGGTGCAACATGGCAAACCCGTTAAACAGGCACTTGCGATTGCATATTCAATGCAAAGAAAAGCACACAAGAGTGAAGGTGGACTTTATGAAAATATCCACAAAAAACAAGAGAGGATAAAACATGAAAAAGCTGAAGGATTACCTGTTGAGCATATGCGTAAACCTGGGTCAAAGGGTGCTCCAACTAAAGATGCGTTTATCCAATCTGCTAAAACAGCTAAGAAAAAAGAAGGTGGATCAATGAAGAAAACGAGTGGTTGTTCATGGTAAATCCAATTAGCAAAACCACTAAGGGTAAGGGTAGGCACTTCTTGAGCACTGATGAGGGTGCAGGGATGACAAAAGCGGGTCGTGATGCGTACAATGCTAAGACTGGATCGCATTTAAAGGCACCCCAACCCAAGGGTGGAGCTAGGAAGGATTCATTTTGTGCCCGAATGTCGGGTGTTGTAGAGCACTCTAAGGGTGATGCTCCAAGAGCTAAAGCATCTTTGAAGAGATGGCACTGTCCAGGGTGGTAATCTATGAGTTATTCAGGAACTGTTGGCAATACGGTCATTAGCGTACAAACGCTGATAGATCATGGTGCCCGTCGTGCGGGGAAACTTGCCGAAGAGTTGACTGATGAACAAGTTCAGTCCGCTAAGGAGTCTCTTTTTTACATCCTATCCAACCTAATCAACCAAGGTATTCAGTACTGGGCGGTGGTTAAGTATGTGATAGGGCTAAACGCCAACCAATACATTTATTCTTTGCCAAACGGTGCAAATGACATATTAAATGCGTTGTATAGGACAATGAACCAACCTTCTGGTAGCTATACAACAAGCTCTGGGGGTACAGTTGCTAACGTCTATGATGACAATATCGCAACTTATTGTCAACAAACGTCTGCAAATGGCAATATTTCCGTGTTTTACGGCACTGGTCAGAACACTTACATTGGATCTATAGGTTTTATGCCTTATATCTCTGATGGTGGTAGCCAGACTTGGAATTACACGTTTCAAGCGTCTTCTGATGGCACTACTTGGACAACTCTTTACACTGGAACGAGCGTCACGGTGACGGATTCTCAGTGGATTTGGCAAGACATAGACCCAGGGCAAAACGTCCCGTACTACAGGATGGTAGCTACTGGGGGCACAACCCTATCTTTACGTGAACTTTACTTTGGTAACAATGCAAGACTGTTGCAGATGTCACGTCTGAACAGGGATGATTACACCAATCTACCGAACCAAAACTTTACTGCCAATCAACCGTATCAGTACTGGTTTGATAGGACGATACCGCAACCTACGTTTTATTTGTGGCCGGTACCGCAGACGGCTTTCGTACAGGCTACTATTTGGTATTCAAGGCAGATTCAGGACGTTGGAGCGTTAACAAACCAATTGGAGATACCAGATCGTTGGATGTTGGCGGTTCAGTCTATGTTGGCTCATCAGATGAGTATTGAACTCCCTGGGGTGGATATTCCAAGGATTCAGTACTTAGAAGGACAAGCAGAGAAGTACTTCCAAATGGCAGAACTTGAGGAAAGGGATAAGTCTCCTATCTATTTGGCTCCGAATATAGCTCCATACACAAGGTGATGTTATGCCTAAATGGTTAGACACAGAAGGGTATGCGAGTATAGCGATTGCGATTTGCGATAGGTGCAAGTTCAAGCGTCCTTTGTCCACGCTGAGTCCTGACATTAACTTCCCTGGGTTACAAGTGTGTGAGGAGGGTTGTAGGGATGAGAAGGATCCGTATCGCCTCCCCGCAAGAAAGACCGAGAGGATTAACCTAAGATTCCCTAGACCTGATGAAGCGTTGGTAGTTCCTAACAATCAGTTGATCACAGGACAGTACAGCAACTCTATAATTTCAACTGGTACAAATACTTCCAATCCAAAATTGGTAAATGGTGATGAAGACGAAATTGTTATAGGTTCATAATGGCACAAGTACAAATATCACAATTACCTACCGCATCGACTCTGACAGGGGCAGAGGTAGTACCTGTTGTACAAAACGGGGTTACTTCTCAAACTACTGTCAGTGCTATAGCCAATTCACCTGTTTTAACACAGACATTTTTGACTGTTGGATCACAACCCACGCTGAGTGGAGCACGTTATATAGGTGCTAGTAGTGGTTTGATTGGTACAGATAATGGCTCAGGGTCAAGTTATGTTTTATCTTTGACTGGGGCACCTTTAGCTTTATTTAATAATAGCAACGGAATTCAGGTAAAGACGGGTGCAAGTACTATGTCTGCGGTGCAGATAGCGGTATCTGGATCTGGATTGTCTATATCTAATCCTGATGGAACAACGGGTAATCCTACGTTGTCTCTGAGTGGGATTATGGCTAATTTGTCGTCTTATTCAGGTACTGGACTACTTACAGTATCTGGAACGACCATATCTTCTACATCGGTTACGGGAACAAGCAACCAGATTACGGTTACAAATGGCAATTCAGCACCTGTTGTTGCATTGTCTAGCAACCCTGTGATCCCAGGGACTGGCTCCATTACCCTACCTTCTGGTGGAACCTCTGCAAGACCTAGTGCAACCAACGGTATGCTTCGGTACAACACTGATACGCAAACTTTTGAGGGGTACGCAAACAGTACTTGGGGGTCAATTGCCACAAATAGTGGGGTGACGTCGATAACCGCGGGGACGGGGCTATCTGGGGGCACTATAACGTCCACAGGAACGATTTCTATCACAAGTACAGGGGTAAGTGCCAGTACGTACGGATCTGCTACCTCAATCCCTGTTTTCACGGTAAATGCTCAAGGTCAGTTGACCAGTGCTTCTAGTGCTACGGTCGCCCCTGCGTGGACTTCCATCACTGGAACACCTACCACGCTTTCTGGGTACGGGATTACGGATGCGTTGACTGCATCTAATTCAGCTACTTTGACCAACAAGTCAATCAGTGGTGCGACAAACACGATTACTGCCCTACCTAATTCAGCACTGAATAACAGTTCTTTGACTGTTAACGGTACATCAATTAGTTTGGGTGGATCTGGAACAATTACGGCTTCCTCTCCTAATGCGTTGACTATTAGCACTGGACTTTCAGGATCTAGCTATAACGGATCAAGTGCGGTAACGATTGCTATATCCAATACTGCGGTGACTGCGGGGTCGTACACGAGTGCCAACATTACTGTCAACGCTCAGGGTCAGATTACCAGTGCGAGTAATGGTAGCTCGATGGTGTACCCAGGGTCTGGAATCCCTTTAAGTACGGGTAGTGCTTGGAGTGCAAGTTACAACACAAGTGGATCTGGCAATGTGGCATTGACAACAAGTCCTACGTTTGTGACTCCAATTTTAGGTACGCCTACATCGGTGACGCTCACAAATGCGACTGGATTGCCACTGACCACGGGCGTAACTGGAACACTTCCAGTATCAAGTGGTGGTACAGGAATTACAACATTAGCCACTGGTTATATACCTTATGGTAATGGTACTGGAGCATTTAGTTCTAATTCAGCATTAAATTACAACGCAACAAATTCTGCTTTCAATGCCCCTACGATTGGGGCTACAAGTTCGACGAGCACCACCCCTGCGTTAACTTTTAATGCATCAAACTCTAGTTTTGCATCAGGTACATCTGTTTCAGGTAGCTATTTACAAGCTGTTTTACAAAATACAAGCGGAACAGCAGGAGCATCAACTAATTACGTTTTAAGTAATGATTTAGGCACAGATTCATCTTATTACGGTGAGTTTGGTATGAATTCATCTGTTTATTCAGGTGCAAGTGTTCCCGCTGATTTTTATAGTATCAATAACGGAATTTATTTTTCAGGACATGATGGGGATATTACGGTCGGTTCAGGAAATGGTAAAAAGTTGTATTTGGCTTGGGGAACTACTGGTCAATCAGCACACGTAATTAACGTATCTGGTGCCATTGGACTCAACACCAATTTGGCATCAGGCACAGGTTCAGGAACTACGAATTTTGGAACAGCAGGACAGGTGATGATCTCAGGAGGCTCCTCTGCTACTCCTGTGTGGGGTGCTGTTGCAGGTGGAGGATTTTAATGTTTAAAGATACAATAGTGAAAAGGATTTAATATGTCGCAGAGTGGCTACACGCCTATTTTGATCTACGCCAGTGGAACTACTGGCAACACACCATCTGCATCCAATTTAACAAGTGGATCTACAGGTGCTGAACTCGCTATTAATTACTATGATGGTAAGTTGTTCTACAAGGACAATAGTGGTACTGTTCAAACAATGGCGACCAGTGGAATAGGTAATAACTTAACTTATTCATCCACAAATACGACTTTCTTATTTAACAGTACTGGATCTGCACAATTACCGACTGGTACGACGGCACAACGCCCAGGCACCCCAGCAACCGCAATGCTGAGGTACAACACAACACTGGCTCAGTTTGAAGGCTATAACGGCTCGGTGTGGGGTGGGATTGGTGGTGGTTTGGGTGGTGGGTCTATATTGACCAACACGACCACGGTGACAACCAGTTCAACGATCCCTAGTGGGACGAATGGTTTTTCAGTCGGTCCTGTGACGATCAACTCAGGAATTACGGTAACGGTGGCTAACGGTCAGCGCTGGGTAGTTGTGTAATATAAAGGATTAATATGAGTTCAATTGCATCAGGAACAACGACAACGACAGGCTTAGTATATACGTCTGATACATCGGGCGTACTTCAGCTACAAACTAACGGCACGACTACTGCGGTAACAATAGATACAGCTCAAAGGGTTGGTATTGGTACAAGTAGTCCTTCTTATAAATTGGATGTTTCAACATCTCCTTCATCTGCAAGTTATGACGGCACAAACATAAAAAATGGCGCAAATTCTACTGTTATTGGTTGTTATTTAACAGGCTCTTCTTATTCTTTCCGTGGTATTGGTGCAAGTCAATCATGGCTGTATTCCAATGTCGGCAACTTTAATATGATGTCTGACGGAGGTGCGATTACTTTTTCAACAGGAACAAATAGTGGTGTTCAAGCAATTCTAGACACTTCTGGTAATTTGTTGGTTGGTACTACAACTGCTTTAACATCTGCATCCACAAGACCATGTTATCAAGTAGCTAATAGTGATGGATTTGCTTGGGTTGCAAGAAATACAAATGCAACTGCTGGTAAATATTGGGACGTACAAGTTGGTACTAGCAATCAAGTATATTTTGTAAATAATGGTGCAATTGGCGTTACTATGGCTGATAATGCTCAAGCATGGTCTGCTTATTCTGATACAAGATTAAAGACAATAACAGGCACTTACACAACTCCATTAGCAGATATTGCTAAGATTGAAACTATAAAGTTTACATGGAATGCTGATGAAGAGAAAAAACAAAGGGTAGGTGTTACAGCTCAATCAGTACAATCTGTTGTTCCAGAAGCTATTGATAGTTTTAAACTAGTAAATGCTAATGAAATCAATGATCAAACAGAGTATTTATCTGTTCGCTACACAGAGTTAATACCTCTTATGATTGCATCAATTCAAGAACTATCAGCAAAAGTAACAGCTCTAGAAGCAAAGGTAGGAGCATAACATGGCATCAACGATAAAAAGTGATAACGGGGTTTCCTCTGGAGTTACAGGCATAGTACAAACTGCTGACTCTACTGGACAATTGGCTTTACAAACAACTACTTCAGGTGGTGTTGCTACAACTGCGGTAACGATAGATAACTCACAAAACGTAGGTGTAGGTGTTACTCCTAGTGCTTGGGGAACTAGTAATTCAATTAAGGCTTTGCAACTTACTAGTGGTTCTGTATGGAGTTTTAGCACAACTTCACTTAATTTGTATCAAAACGCATATTTTAATGGGACAAACCCTATTTATATAAATAACGCTGGTGCTTCGGCTTATGCGTTAGACCAAGGTTCTCATAAATGGTATACGGCAGGAGCAGGAACGGGCACAGTCGCTTTCACCCAAGCAATGACACTAGATAATAGTGGTAGATTGCAATTAGGAACAACAAGTGTAATTAGCAGTGGTTTATTAAGTATTGCACCTACATCTTCTCAAAGTGGATATACAGTACAAGCAGGAGCAAATGGAAATTCTGTTTTTACTGGTTTAAATACATCAGCTTCAGCTACTTTTTATGTTTTAGGTTCTGGTCAGATTTATTCAACTAGCACTTCTATTACAGCAATTTCAGACCAAACATTAAAAACAAATATCAAACCATTAGAAACTGGACTTTCTGAAATCAATAAACTTCAGCCAAGAAGATTTGATTGGAAAGATGGTTCTGCAACTAATGTTGCTGGATTTATTTCCCAAGAAGTTGAAACAGTTTTATCTGATTTAGTTGGGCCTTATAAACAAAGCGATGAATTAACTGTTTTGGGATTAAGAATGGGTGACATGATACCGACAATGGTAAAAGC